CAATATCGGTTTGTGTTGCGTTTGTGCTGCGGTTGCCACCGCTGGCGTCTGGGTAAACGTAGATCTTGTGGTCTGGGTAATGCGCCTTGATCTTCTGGGCCAGTGCGTCGGTGTCGTGGGCACCGCTGACTTCATCCACGACGTAGAGGCTCTTGCCAACGCGGATGGCGATCACGGCGGACATGTTGCCGACGTTGAAGTCCACGCCGATCCGTAACGGTTCGCGGCTGATGTCCGGCATTTGTACGGCCACATGTTTGGCACGATCAAAGCGGTCATACACCTGGCCAGTGGTGAGGTTGACGAACTCGCCATCAAGGTACGCCTTAAGCAGTTGCGGGTCATAGTTGGCCTGCATCCGCTCGATGAAGTCAGGTGGCAGGTATGGGTTGTCCTGCGTGCGCATCCTGATCAGCCGCCGATCCTCGCGGCCCTTGCCGTCTTCACTTGCGAAGGTCTGCCACATCCAGCGGAAGCCTTCAGGCGTCGATGCTGCTGCAAACTGCCGCACATTGCCAGCACGCAAGCGACCAAGGATCTTGGGGAATGCCTTGTTGGCAATCGCTGGGTTCACCGTGTCGATCTCGTCAGCCAAGATCCAGGCGCCGTTAATACCAATAATCCGCTGCCAGTTCTCAAAGCTGCGACACAGAATCTTGGTATCGCCGCCGGGTAGATGCAAGTTGTACTCAGGCAGCGGGGAAGCGCGGAAGGTGTACGGAATGTCGTACATCTCAAGGAAGTCATCGAAGTCGCTCTGCCAGATGTCGCGGATCAGCGGACCCGTGGGTTCCATGACCACGCCAATGAATCCCTGGTTGGCCATGGCAAGGTGCACAGCCTTGGCGCACAGTGCCCGCGTCTTACCGGCGCCGTAGCCAGCGGACACACCAAGAATGCTGGTGGTCTGGTCATCGACGAACGCAAGTTGCCCAGGGTGGAGGTCGCTGCGGATGCGCTCCAAGGTGTCTTTCATTCCCGCATTGAGGGGAACCATGAAGCTGAGAAGGTGTGAGTCATCAAGACCCGCCAGCAAACTCATCAGCTCAACTCAAAACGCAAAAGCTTCACCTGAAGTTGCACTGAATTGATCGCAACCATCAGTTGCCCGCGATCTGCGGCCTTTTGTTCGTACTTACGAAGGCGTGCAAGTGCTTCGGCAAGGAATGCAGGACGCGAAAGATTGCAATCCTCCATCAACATTTCCCTTGCGCGGGCTATGTATGAATCTGTCTGCCGATCAGAGATACTCCACTGATCCGCCGCAAATTGCACGATGTCCGCACGCGACTTCCCTTGACAGAGCAGGCCGTAGACCTGAGTGCAGCGCAGTGCAGCGGTTGCGTTATTTGCTTTTGCCATGAACGAAGTATATGAGTTACTACAACGATGAGTGAAGAGCATCAAAATACGCGGCGCATCTTTCCAGGTATCGGATTTCCGCACTACGCAACTCATCCGCACTTAACTCCCGCACATCCGCTGCACCAGCTCGTCTCGCCACCACAATGAAGGCCCCCTTGGCTTCGATGCCTGTGAGATGCTTAAGACCAAGGGAATACGCGCCAAGTTGGTCGGTGTAGTCCAGAAGCATTGCCTCACTGCGGCGGTTGGCGCTTGTCTTCCAGTCGCAAATCACCGGACCGATGCCCGCCACATCGCCGAGAAAGTCAGCCGTGCCAGCAAAACCAGCCGGGTGATGCACGCTGAACTCCACCGCATGAATGGCGGTGACGTTCTCGCCAAGCCATTGCAGCAGACTGCGGCGGTATCCACTTGCGCTAAGGCCAACTTTCGGGGCGCTTGGCGTGGTTTTCTTTACCGCCCAACGAATCAACGGGGCCGGTGGACGTGTAAGGCCGTCCTCTTTTTCGTAAAACGACCCACGTTTGTTCGCCGTCTGTGTTGCCAACTTCTTCGCGGTACGTAAGACGTACTCCGCTGCGTTGTGGGCTCGTGTGCCGCGTTCTGCTGCGGTATCGCGTTGGGCTGCTGCATTCGCCTCACCAAGTCGCGCTGCCCATGCTTCAAGTACGCCCTTGCTTTCACTCGTTGCGCCGAGTATTCGCGTCACGCTGTGATAAATCTCACCGTTGCCGTCGCGGTAAATGCGCCCACCCGGATCGCTTTCATCATCTCGCTCCAGCTTCCACCGTTTGAGTGACGCCAAGGCAGCGTTTGGGTCTAACGGTGGGTCAGTCATGTATTACATCTTAGCAGTAAAAAACCCCCAAGTTTCCTCGGGGGCGGTACTTATGCGCTACCTGACGCCTTACTGCTTGTAAGGATTCCCGCCTTCAATGATGCGGGTAAGGTCAAAGCCAGCACCTGTGACTTCTTCCCACGCCGCCTCGATGATCGGGGTTGCGCCTTTCTTACGGGGCACTGGGGTCAGTTTGTACTCCGTAGTAAGTCCGCTGCCTTTCTTTTCCAGCTGAAAATCAATCGCAAGCATGTCCTCGTAGTCGGGCATCTGGCTGATCCCGTCAAGAGCAAAGATGATGCTCTTCTGCGTGATGTTCATCACCTGGATCTCACCCGCGTCGTAGTTGAAGACGGGGAGTGCAATGGCAAACTTTGCGGGTTCGTTACCCGTGCCTTCGCGGTTTATGCGGCGGCTGTACTCGCCCATTTCCACGGCGATCTCGTCGGGAGTGGGCTCGTGGTCGAAGCGGAAAGGCTTCGGCTTACCCTGTGCGTCTTCGCCCCAAACCTCGTAATACTCCACGGGCTCGTCGCTGGTGAGCGCAAAGCGGATGGTCGTACCAGTGGGAATGCGGGAAGGGTTCAGGTAACCACCACCTGTGCCGGTGCTGATTGCGGCCTTGGCGCTTTTAGAAAGTAGTGACATGGGTGTTTTTGGGGTTGATGCGCGAGTGCGGATGGCGAGTGCCTGTGCTTTTGCGCCTTCATACCGTAGCACAGTGTCAAGGGGGTTGCGGATGTGAGTACCATGCAAAAACGCCCCCGCTCCAGTGCTGGAACAAGGGCGTGGTATCCATCACCGATTACGAGTGTATCACATGAGTCGCACCGCGAAACTCCTTGACTTTGTACGCCAGCTCCCACCTGGCTTTGCTTACTGTCCCGTTTATGCCAAGGGTGAAAAGCTTGCAAGTGGTGTTCCCAGCAAGGGAAAGACGCCGCTTGAGGCCGCGCACCACCGCAGTTTTGGTGCTGCGGACGTGGCGCTATCAATCGAGCAGCGCCCAAGTGTTTTCCGGGCTGTCGGTGTATTTACCGGCATTCGCAGCGACGGTTTGGTGATTCTCGACGTTGACCGCAACCTTGCCACGCTTAAGCGCAAGTGGGGTGCAACGCTCGATGGGGCCCCGATTGTCACGAGTACCAAGGCCAACGCGGCGAAGTACCTGTTCCTTGTACCCGAAAATCTTTGGAACAGCGTCAAAGGTTGCGGCTTAAGCGATACCGGCGCTGGGTACGAGGTGCTGTGGGGGCGCCAGGGGCTGTTGTACGGCGCTTATCCGGGGGCTAGCGATGGCTCTAGTGGTGAGGGTGAGTACACGCTCCAGGGTGACCTCACGGCGATTCCTGAGGCCCCTGCGTGGCTCCTTGCGGAGATGAAGGCGGCAAAGGCGTCCGATGGTGGCCGCGGCATGATCAAGAACCGCAAGGCGCTTGACGTAAGCAACCGCACGCCCGAGGAGATTGCCGAGATTGTCCAGGATTGCTTAAGCGTTATCGAGCAACAGGGGATTGGCAGCCGTGACCACTGGTTGCGCGTTGGGATGGCGATACATTCCGTGTTGCCGGACGATCTTGGTCTTGCTCTGTGGGGTGCCTGGAGTGCGCAGGATCCTGAGTACGCCGAGGAATGGGAGAAAGGGAACCCGTGTGAAGCCACTTGGAAAAGCTTTCGACCCGGTGCCGTAAACCTCGGAACCCTCGTCTGGCTTGCGGATCAGGTGGACCCCAAGCGTGCCCGATTTCAGGAAGTCACGCGGAAGATCGTGGAAGCTGCCGAGCAAGTCTCAACCCAACGAGTGCAGCAGGTTTACCTCACCGGTGAGGAGGTGCTGAAACGCGCCAAGGAACTTGAGGAGACGCTTGAAAACCCAGCTCTTCTCGACCAGGCCAAGACTGCGCTGGCTATGGAGGCGGGGCGGCGTGAAGGTGCGATTGCTATCGACCGCTTGTTGATGATGGACATGACCTATGAGCGTGCTCATGGGTTGGCCCCACGTCCGATTGGCGAATTGAACAACGAAGGCTTTGAGTACCTGATTCCTGGGTTGCTTCCCAAGCCTTGGACGTTGTTGATTCACGCGGATGGGGGCACGGGTAAAACCGCCATGTGTCAGACGATCGCCAAGCACCTAAGCCGCGGCCTTTCTTTCAACGTGTACGGCGCCCTCGTGCCCGTGCCGCGCTCCAAGGTGCTGTGGCTTAACGGTGACCAGAACGAACGCATTGTGCGGCGTCAGTTCGAGGCAATTGGGGTGGATCACGGTGTTGATGTGATCGGCGAATGGGATATGGCGTGGTATCGCCGCTTCTGCCGTATGCAAAAGGAAGGGCAGTACGACTTCGTGGTGATCGACTCGCTCGATGGCTGCAACGATTCCAACCCCTACGAGGAAAACCGCAGGGAATACGCCAGGCCGATCAAGCAGCTCGCACGACGGAATGGGGTGGACTTTCCCGCCTGCACCATCGTGGTGATCCACCACAACACCAAGACCGGCACCTTCCGCGGTACAAGTGCCATCCGTGCTGCGGTGGATGAAACCTGGAACATGCGCAAGGGGACGAACGAGGAATTACTCGCGCGTCAGTTGAGCGCCAACTCACGCATCCTTTCCGTGGAGAAGTCACGCGATGACCGGGAGGGCATGGAGATGGTCTTCACCCTCCTGCCCGACTTCACGTACCAGATCCAGCACCTGCCCCCTAGGGTCGCCGCCAACACGCCTAACCAGCACGTGTTGGACGTACTTGCCGCTATGCGCACTGGAGGCGGTTCCTGGAGCATCCACGAGCTGACTGCGCACGATGGCGTGGGCGGTGACTTCCGAGTGCGGGCAAACAGGTACGCGCTCCAGCTTTTGGAGCAGCAGGGACTGATTGAGCGCACGAGTGCTCCCAGTGCCTACAAGGCAAAAGGCAGACCTCCTGTCTTTTACAAAGCGGTGGGTAAAGCAGCCCCTGGTTTGCTCTCTAGATCTTCTACTAACTCTCTCTCGCGTGCGAAAGTACCCGTAGAGGGTATGTCAGAAGCAGAAACCCCAGTAGTGGAGAGCGTTTTAAATCACAAAGCGGTTTGTCAAAAGCCTATTTCTGACAAAAGTCCCGAACTGGAACCAGGGGTGGCACGGCTGACGCCCGAGGAGGCGGAGCGGCAATCGAACGACGCCTTCGCACGCTGGCACTAAGCCTCCGGGCTTTTGACAAAGGGCTACTTTTGACAAACCCATGCGTTATTAAAACCCCTTGCGGCGCAGTGGAAGTTGCTTTTTACGCCGTTTTTGCGTGTATAAGGGTCGAGCGCTCCTCGGCCCGTTTTTTCCCCCAATTGTCACCATGCACCACCCCACTGAGGAAGAACGCCTTGAGAAGTTCTTTGCCGATCTCTGTAGCTGGATGCCCGAACCGCCAAGCCGATGGCGCGAAAACGCGATTGATCCGGTTGCGACACGTGAGACGCAAAGTAAGGCAACGGTAATGACGCAGGTGGACCTGTTCACCTAGTGCTACAATGACCTGGGCCACTCCACCCATAAGTGGCCCCCAACACCTACACCAAGGACCAGGCTATGACTGCTTTTTCATCGATGTCTACCGAAGATAGACCACAAACGTTGTATGGCATCGACAACCTAGAAAAACTGGCCACGGCAACGACTATTGCGTTCGACTGCGAAACTGTTGGGCTCCAGCCAGAACGTGGCAAACTGCGCCTGCTGCAACTTGCAGCGCGAGGTTTACCCGCGGTAATAATCGACTGCTGGGACTTAGACGACGCAGACTGGGACACACTTGCTGAGTTTTTTGCACGTATAGAAGGGCGTGCTTGGATTGCGCATAACGCGGTGTTTGACCTCGGGTGGTTACAGCAACACAACCTATATCCAAAAGGATTAGTAAAATGCACCATGTTAGCTAGTAAATTATTAAATAACGGTATTCCTAACCTTAAGCACGGACTTGCAGCAGTATCGGAAAGATACTTAAAGCGCGAATTAAGTAAGGAGCAACAACTGTCTGACTGGAGCGCGCCAGTATTAAGCGCTTCTCAACTTGAATATGCTGCTGAAGACGTTCGAGTTCTTTTGGAGTTAGATCCCATTATCTGCGCGTTTATGGCAGCGGGAAATCTATATAACGCTTGGGGATGCGAGTGTGCAGCGTTACCCGCGATGGCCCAAATGTGGCGGACAGGTCTGCCGTTTAATCGCGAAAAACTGCTCACATTACAGGTTGAACTTGAGTCCAGCATTGAGAATTACGGCAAGAAATTCCTCGTGCAGCTTGATGAGGCATTACCTGAGGAACACAAACTCCCACGCGAATCTGATGGGTCGTTCAACCTGCGCACCAAGGACAGCGGATCGGTGCGAGCTGGGACAAAGGTTTACGCGGGATTCAACCTAAATAGTTCCAAGCAGCTTGTGGCTAAGTTGACGCTACTCCTCGGGCAGATTCCGACTGATAAAGATGGAAAGCCCAGCGCATCACGCCAAGCGTTGCGCAGTTATGCCGCAGATCATGCCGTCGTGCAGATCTATCTCAGCTGGAAACGTGCGGAAAAGCGTCGGCAGATGGTGGTGTCACTGGTGGAGCACCAGGCGTCTGATGGTTTTATTCGTGCGAGTTACTTGCAGCTTGGCGCGGAGAGTGGGCGGATGAGTTGCATGAAACCAAACTTGCAGCAATGCCCACGGGATGCAAACTTTCGGGAATGTGCCGAGGCGCCCGATGGTTGGACCTTTGTGTGCGCTGACTTTGGTCAGATGGAACTACGTTTGGCCGCGGCCATTGCAGGGGATGCACGCATGATTAAGGCGTTTAAAGATGGCGAGGATCTGCACACGATCACTGCGGAAGCAATTTACCCCGACCACACGGATGACGAAGCGGAATTGAAGAAACGTAGACAGGTGGCCAAGTCGGCAAATTTTGGTTTGCTCTTTGGCTCCGGTGCAAACGGTCTTCGCGAATACGCCGGTTCCATGGGCATAACCATGACCACGGATGAGGCAGACATAATCCGCAACACCTTTCGTTCAACCTATGCGGGCATTGCGGAATGGCAGGAGGAGAGCGCTAAGCAGGCGTTCCAATCGCGCACGAATAAGTGGGCAGAAGTTCGTGTGCCGCACAGCAACATGCGGCGGTATTTGATGGGGGACATGAACCGCCTTACGACGCGCTGCAATACTCCGGTGCAGGGCGCTGGTGCGGCAATCCTTAAGCGAGCACTTGGACAGTTG